TCACATGAAGTATGGTGCTTTTTTGGTGGAGCTATCAGGAGTCAAAACGAACATTTTAGCATCCGGTGACAGCCCGCCATCGGGCGGGTCTTCTCCGGTCTCCAAAGGAATTTCGACGCTGTTCTGGTCTCCCATGCAGGAGAAAACCAGCTTCATGCGATTATCATCATAGACATAGACAGCCACAAGGAAGTTCTTGAACAGTTCCATCTGAAAGTCCCGGTCGTGGATGTCACCCTGCTGCAGCAGCTCCAGATAGGAGATGATTTGCTCCCGGTCGATTTTCACGACATCCTCTTTGGCTGCATTCAGCTGGACGCTCAGCCGGGATTGCTCAGTCTCAAGCTCGACCATCCGGGTGCGGGTGGCCTCTGTGATAATCCCCATCTCGATGGCTTTCAGCATATTCGAGGTGGCTTTTTTATTTTCCTCCAACTGCTGCTCCAACGCCTCAATCTGGAGGTCATTGTCGTGCTTTTCCCAGTATTCGACCGTCCGATCTGCTATCCACGCAATGACATCATCGGTCAAGCAGTACATCTTGATGGCCTGAGCCACAGCCGGTTCAATGACATCCCGGCGGATGTTCTTCTTGTCACAGGCGTGCTCGGTGCGCCGCTTCTGGCAGGTGTAGTAGTAATGCAGCTCGCCGTTTCTACTGGTGCCAGATACGCCCGTCATGTAGCTGCCACAATGCCCGCAGCGCAGCTTCCCGGTCAGCAGATAATCTTCTGCCCCGACACGGTGCCGGGTTCCGACTGGATTCTTTTTCATCCTCATGGCCTCCTGTACCCTGTACCACAAATCATCGCTCACTATGCGTGGAATGCCATCGGCCACCCGGACATCCCCGTATATGTAGATGCCCCGGTACCGCTCGTTCTGGCAAATACTCTGGAAGCTGCCTTTGTTCCAGTTGGCTCCCTTGCTGGTCCTGATGCCCTGGGCATTGAGATCTCGCGCAATGTCCACGAACAGGTCACCAGCAGCCACACGGGTGAATATTTCCCGCACAACGGCCGCATTCGCTTCATCCAGCACCACACGGCCATCCTCACCCCGCTTGTAGCCCAAGGGCTGCCGACCGTTCGCCATGCACTTGCTGGCGTTATCATACAGCCCCCGGGTGATGTCCTCCGCCATGTTCTCGCTGTAGAATTGATTCACATTCATCATGTTCCTCAATGCGAAACGCCCGGCGGCTGTATCGTCAAAATCTTCCTCGGCGTAGAACACCTTCACGCCGCAGTCTTCCAGTTTGGCCTCGTTGACCATTGCCTGAAGCATATTGCGGCCAATGCGGTTTGACTTCCATGCCACAACCGCCTGAAATTTGCCTTTTTTAGCATCCCGCATCATTCGCTGGAAGTTGGGCCGCTTATCGGTCTTGCCGCTGATGGCCCTGTCCTCATAGGTTCCAACGACGTGCAGCCCCAGCTCGGCAGCGTGCTTCATGCACTCTCTGACCTGCTGCTCAATGCTGACCTCTCGCTGGTTGTGGGAGGAATAGCGGGCATAAATGACGGCATTCTGACCCGCAGCAATATTCTTTTTTCGGGCCATCAACCATCACCTCACGATTATCTTCTTCAAAATTCGCAATATTTTTCCGATTTTCGGTATAATTCTACGAATCCCTGAAAAGCGGGTGCGTATTTGATATAATTCAGTTGCTGCCGACAGTAAATTTGAGAAAGGAGCCATGCCGTATGACTACGAGCGAATGGTCGGATATCTTTGCCAAAATCAAAAAACTGTCGGATGCTGATAAGGAGCGATTGCTTATTTTTCTGCACGCCCTGAAAGGTAACGAAGATAGCTCAACGCCTCCTGCTGCCGATCTGCCGGTAAATCAAGAAGCAGCTCAATAATTTCAGCCGTTTGGCCGTCCTCCTGCTGGAGGGCGGCCTTTATCATTTCCTTGGGAGTATGGCCCAGCAGAGAATCCAGCGACTCGCCCAGCTCATCCGCAATGGCGCAGGCCGTCACCAACGAAATAGAGTCGCTGCCGCTCAGTTCTTCTTCGATTTCCTGAACGCTGATACCCGCAGCCTCTAAGTCGGCCGGATCTGCATTGTTCAGAATCTGCATCACGCTGTCGCGGAATTTAGAAGCCCACTCATTCCGGCTGGCTTCTTCATCCCAACCCATGATATAAGACGGGGTCGTATCAAGTGCATCAGCAATGGCCTTGATTTTGGACTGCTGCAACGAATAAAGGTCAAGCTCTATTTTGTTGATGGAGGAACGTGATTTATAACCAATACGCTTAGCCAGTTCCTCTTGGGACATATTGAGTTCTTCTCTCCGAACCTTGATTCTCTGTCCAATAGTCATATCATAGTCCTCCCAAAATCTTCTGATGCTATTATAGTACACGTGTACCTGTATCGTCAACATATTTTTGCTTTTTTCAAAAAACTTGTTGACAATACATCGACGATGTGGTAATATACGCCCAGTAGATGAAGCATCTACAGCCGAAGAGAAAGCGAGGTGATACCACCGTGACCAACACAAATCTGCTCCGAATCAAAATTGACCAGTCCGGCTACAAGATGAAGTATGTTGCAACCCGAATCGGCCTGACTTATCAGGGTTTTTTGAACAAACTCCGCAATAAGTCTGAGTTTACCGCATCCGAGATCAAGGGTCTCTGCGTTCTCCTGGACATTGATGTCAACGAGAAGGAGAGCATATTTTTTTGCGGCTGATGTAGATTAAACATCTACAGATAACACATGGAGGACCATATGGACACCACAATTCACATCAACGTGGCCGATATTCCCCCGGAAGTCGGTGAGAGCTTTGGCCGCGTGACGCTGGCGGGATTCAAAAAATTCATCGCCCAGCCCGGGAACCGCGAGAAGCTGGAAGCCCAGACGGCTGCCCGCAAGGCTCGCAAAGAAAGGGAGTGTAAGGAATGACCCGGATTCTGATGATCGTGTACGGCATCACCGCCGAACAGGCAGCAGCTCGTGCCCCGGCGGCGCAGTTTGCTGTGACCTCTGTTATCGCAGCCCTGTTTGTCTGGTTAGACAGCATGGGGGCTTTCGATGCCGTAGGCCGCTGGATGGGGCGCAAGCTCCGGGAGGTGCTGGATGCTGTATCCGACTGACGAAGAAGCTGGATACCCTGGGCCTCCTGTGTGCCCCCTCTTCCACCAGAGGTGCGATACCATCTACCGCACCGATGATGGCACAATCGTTGGCTGCGACCGCTGCTTAGAGGCCGCAGATGCATGGGAAGTCAACGAGTGCTTCCCGGAAAAGGAGTGATTTTATGAAAGGATTGGTATTCGACACCGAGAATCAGATGCAGTTCAAGGACTTCGGCGAACCTCTGCTGGACAACCTCCAGAAAGAGGTCGGCGGTTGCATCGAGGTGGTTCATCCCAAGTATCTGCCGGAAGGACTGTGCATGGTGATCGATGATGAGGGACTGCTGAAAGGCTACGCCATCAACAGCATTGCCAGCGTTCTCTACGGTACGCCGGAACATGGTCAGCCCATTGTGGGCACCGCTGTGATTCTCCGTGAGGGCTTTGTGGCCGGGGAGCTCGACTTTATGAGCCTGGATGACGGAGATGAAGTTGGCCTGATGCTCTTGTTCTCTGCGCTCGGTATCAGCATCAAGAACGAAAGCGAGGCTGAGTGATGGATCTGGAAAAATTCTACTTTACCTACGGCTCCGATGATGTCCAGCCGTACTGCGGCGGGTGGACGGAGGTCTGGGCACCCAACTGCCAGATGGCGTGTCAGGCATTCCGGGCAGTGCATCCCGACCGCATTCCCAATATCCTGAACTGCTCCAGCGTGTACAGCGCAAGGGAGTTCGAGAAAACCAAGATGTTCGGCCCGGGCGGCAACTTCGGCCTCCGCTGCCGGGAGACCATCACTCTGAACATCGCTGTCAACAAGGCCGAGGAGGGGGTGATTTTTTGAAAGTAAGAGGCAAAAAGCTGACCCGCAAGCAGAAAGAGGCCCTTTCCGCACAGGGCTGGGACTTCCGCCTGTACCTCTGTGTCCGGGATGGCCCGGACTTCATGGAGCTGGTCAACCGTACCACCGGCAAGTACGTCATGTTCCGCAAGTAAACCTATCAACTGAAAAGGAGTAAACATTATGATTCGCAATCCCAACGACATTCAGGACGGCGCAAAGAAGATTCGGATGCTCATTGCTGGCTACCCCGGCATCGGCAAGTCCACGCTGGCCCTGTCCGCACCCCGCCCGCTGCACATCGACTGCGACTTTGGCATTGACCGTATCGAACCTCGCTACCGTATGCCATACATCCAGCCCCGCAGCTATGACGAGATTCTGAATGACCTGAAGCCGGAGAACCTCAAGGACTTCGAGACGCTGGTGTTCGATACCGCCGGAAAGCTTATCACCCTGATGGGCCTGTGGGCTATCAAGCAGAACCCCAAGTATGGTCAGCGGGACGGCAGTCTGTCCCTCAAGGGCTATGGCTTTGTTGGCCGCGAGTTCGTCCGGCTGATGGACTACTGCTTCTACGAGCTGAAGAAGAACATCGTGGTGGTCTTCCACGCCACCGAGGAAAAGGACGGCGATAACACCCGTCTCCGCATCAAGGTTGAAGGCCAGACCAAGAACAATGTGTGGGAGCCTATGGATCTGGGCGGCTTCGTGGAAATGTACGGCAACGACCGCACCATTGGTTTCTCCAACTGTGAGAAGTATTTTGCCAAGGGCACCCGCGGCATCCACGGTGTCTATAAGATTCCCGCCCTCGGCCCCGGCAGCCCGAACGACTTCCTGACCAAGCTGTTTGAGGAGTACAACAGCAAGGCCGCCGAGGAAGTGGCTGCAAATGCCAAGGAGAACGAAGCCTACGAGCAGGTCATGCAGGAGGGCGGCAAGATCATTGCTGGCATCAAGGATGCCGACACCGCCAACGCTGCCATGCCGCCGTTCAAGGCTCTGCAGCACCACTTGACTTCCCGTCAGGAACTGAATGCCCAGTGGAAAGCCAAGATTGCCGCTCTCGGCCTGACTTTTGATACGTCCGCTGCCCAGTACAAGCCCTCAGAGGAGGCACAGTAATGGCTGCATACCTTGTTACTCACTCGCTGCTGTCCTCGTGGCTGCACCTCATCCGGGAGAATCCCTACGAGGATTTGACCACCGAGGGCGACCCTCTGGCAGAGTTTATGCTGGTCCTGCGCCGGGAGCCTACGCCCCGGACGGAGGCTATGCAGAACGGCATTGACTTTGAGAACCTTGTGACCTCCATTGTCAACGGCCACGATGACCCCAATAATCCGTGGAGCTGGGCCGCCGGGCAGATTGCCGCCATCATCAAGGGTGGACAGTTGCAGTTTAAATCTCGCAAAACCATTCAGGTGCGCGGCATGGATGTAGTCCTGTATGGCCGCCTCGATGCCCTCAAGGCTGGCACCATCTACGACATCAAGTTCAGTAGGGGCTATGAGCGCGGGAAATTCTATTCCAGCACTCAGCACCCCACCTATATGCTGCTCATCCCGGAGGCACAGCAGTTTTCCTACCTTGTCAGCAATGGCATGGATGTCTGGACGGAGTGCTACCGCAGGGACGAAACGCCGGATATTCGCCCCATCATTTCGGATTTCTTTGACTGGCTGGATGCCTATGGGCTGATGGCCGAGTTCAAGGAGCACTGGAAAGCCTTATGACCGGGCGGCTCGTGGATATAAGTTTCAGCCTGAACCGCAAGCAGCGCATCACGCTGGAAGTTGATTCCGATTTCCGAAACCTGTGGGACAAGCTGAATCAGGAGCCGCTGCTGGACATTGAAATCAAGAAGCACCGCAATAAGCGCAGCCGCAGCGCAAACGCCTATTTCCACGTTCTGGTCAACAAGATTGCCGCTGAAACCGGTGAATCGGACGATCTCGTGAAGGAGCGGTTGGTCGTGGCCTACGGCACGGTTGCGAGGGACAAGGACGGCTGCACCGTGGGATTTAAGCTCCCGGTCAGCGTAGATGTTCACGGCATCTACAGATATACCCGCTGCTTCGACACGCGGGAAGAAAACGGAAAATTGTTTCACTGCTACTTGGTTTACAAAGACACCAGCAAGATGGACTCGAAAGAATTTTCGCACCTGATTGACGGTGCGATTGAGGAGGCCAAGGCTCTGGGTATCGAGACGGACACCCCGGAGCAGTTGGCCCGGTACAAGGAGGAATGGTCACGATGAAAGGCCGAATCGTCATCTGCGACTACTGCGGAACGCCCGCAGACTTCGTAGACAGTTCGGTGGTTTACCACGGCCACAGCTTCGGCATGATTTACCTCTGCCCTCGCTGCGGTGCCTATGTCGGCGTACACAAGGGGTCTGACAAACCCCTTGGCCGCTTGGCAAATTCGGAGTTGCGCAACTGGAAAAAGGCAGCTCATGCAGCATTTGACCCGCTCTGGAAATACGGTCCCTACCGTGGCCGCCGGAATGAGGCCTACCGCTGGCTGTCCGAGAAGATGGGCACCCCGATTGAATTTACGCATATTGGAATGTTCGATGTGGACCAGTGCCGCAAGGTGGTCCGCATCATGCGAGAAGAAAGGAACCGGTTATGGAAGATTTGAACGTCCAGACCATCGCTATCCCGGTTGAGGAGTACAAGGACTTGCTTCGGGCACAGACCGAGCTCGCCATCATCTACCAGAAGAACGCCAACGGTGATGCTTACGGCACTGGCACTTTCGTGCAGGAGATGCGGAACGCATTTTGCAACGTCAGGCAGGAGGACGCGCATGCTGAATAATTGCATATTTCAGGGCCGCTTCGCTGCCGATCCTGAAATGCGGACCACACAGAGCGGCCTGACAGTCGCCAGCTTTCGCATGGCCGTTGACCGGGACAATGTCGGTCAGGATGGCCGGCGGGCTACCGATTGGCTGAATTTCGTGGCATGGCGTAAAACGGCAGAGTTCGTTTGCCAGTATTTCCGCAAGGGCAGCACGGCTCTTGTGGAGTGCCAGTGCCAGACCCGGTCTTATGAGGACAGGAACGGCCAGAAGCGCACCGCCACCGAGTTCGTGGTGCAGAAAATTCACTTCTGCGGCCCAAAGACGGAGCAGCGGGTTGATGATGGCGGCGAGGCACCGCCTCCGGGCTACCAGCAGCCGTCCTATCAGAACCAGCAGCCGCAGCAGATGGGCTTCGCCACCCAGAACCAGCGGCAGCAATGGCAGCAGAGTGCCCCCGGCGGGCAGCAGCCCAGCTACTCGCAGGGCGACCCTGACGACTTCTCGGTCATCGATGACAGCGACGACCTGCCGTTCTAAGGGGGTCTGATAATGGCAACTGGAAAAAGATACTACTGGATAAAGCTCAAGGATTCGTTCATGAATTCAGAAGTGGTCGATTTCCTGATGAGCCAGCCGAACGGTGCCAGCTATGTCGTCCTTTATCAAATGCTCTGTCTCAAAACCATCAATACGGGCGGCCGCCTGACCTGTCAAATTGGCGACATCATTATTCCTTTTGATATTGAGAAAATTCAGCGTGACTGTAAATGGTTTTCGCTGGATACCGTCCGTGTTGCTCTTGGTCTCTATAAACAACTTGGTCTGATTTATGAAGAACAGGATGGAACGCTGGTTCTTGTCAATCATGCTGAAATGGTCGGCAGTGAAACTGACTACTCCGCACAGAAACGTCTCCAACGTGAAAATCGTCGCAGACAACTTCCTATGCAGACTGGAGACAGCACCGCAGACAACAGCGTGGACAATGTCCATACAGATATAAGAGATAAGAGAACAGATATAAGAGATAAAGAGATAAGAGATAAAGATAAAGATAACGGTAGTCCGGCCGTCGATGCCGGGCTGGCTGAGATCATCCGCTCTTTCGAGGACAATCTCGGAGGTTTCCCACCAGCAGCGCGGGAAGACCTGCTGGGCTGGCGGGAGATTTTTACGGACGACCTCATCTTGCTGGCCATCAAAAAGGCCGCTCTGGCCGGGGTTCGCAAATGGTCCTACGTCAACGGCATCCTGAAAGTATGGAAAAACGAGGGTGTGAGAACCCTTGGTGACGTGCAGTCCCGTGACGAGCGGCGCAAGCCCCCGGCGGTTCAGCAGCCCAAACGCTCCGCTGCCGAGGACTACAATGAAATTTTCGGTGAACTTTTGGGAGGTTCAACATGACAGACAAAAAACTGATGGAGTTGCTGGTGGTCATTGATGATCACTACGGCCGCATCCGCAGCAAAGAGGAACGCATGGCAGATACCAAAATCTATATCCAAGCGTTCGGTGCTATCCCGGATGAAATCGTGGAAAAGGCCCTGTACACTGCATTTACGCAGTGCCGCTACCAGAATCAGCTTATTGTTGACTGGTGCGCCGAGGTCAAGAAGCTGCTGGCCGCCGGGCTTCCCTCGGCAAACGACCTCTGGGCACAGGCTGCGACCGCCGCCAAGCAGATTACGGCAAATCTGTACTACATGACCCACGGCGGGCTGGTGACCAGCGAGGGCAAACTCACCGGAGAGAACTTCAAAACCCGGAATGCTGAGATCTTCGCCGCCCTGCCGGTGGCGGTGCAGCGCTGGGCTGGCTCTCCGGCAGAGCTGAGCATGACCTTTGGCCGTGACGGCGCAGACCTGTTCCAGTTCGTGAAGCCGGGCTTCGTCCGGGCGGTGTCCGAGGCTCCGATCGAGAGCTTGCAGCCCCCGGCCCTGCCCGGTGGGGCAGCTCCGGCGCAGATTGGAGGTGGCACGGCATGAGGCGGAAAAGTCCTTTTCACAGCCTGATCGTGGGCGTTTCGTGCGCAATGGTTGGCTGCATCCTCGCAAGCACGGCCTACTCCCGGCGAGTAGACGAGCTGGAAATCGAGCGGGACATCTACGCCAGCCGCTTCCAGAACTGGCAGATGCGGGCTATCGATGCAGAGGAAAACGCCAGCCAGCTTCAGACCGAGGTTGACAACTTGACCGCAGAACTGGCAGCGCAGATCGATTTGACACTTACATACGCCGGGTCATTCAGCTGCACTGCCTACTGCACCGAGGAATACGCCCACATCTGCGGCGAGGGACACGGCATTACATCCAGCGGCGCAAAGGCGCAGCCGGGCGTGACCGTGGCAGCTGACACCAGCATCCTGCCCTACGGCACGGTGATCTATATCGAGGGTGTAGGTCTCCGGGTCGTTCAGGACACCGGGAGTGCTGTGGTAGGTAACAAGCTGGACGTGGCGGTAAACACCCATGCAGAGGCTCTGAGCTGGTCTGGCTGGGGTTCTCACCGGGTCTGGATTATCACAGCAGGAGGTGACACTGATGCGGACACCTAAACAGAAAACCTCCGCCCAGAAGCGGTATGAGCAACTCAAGTCCCGTGGCCTGTGCGTTGCCTGTGGAAAAGTGCCGGCGCAGCCCGGCAAAACCAAATGCATCCAGTGCGGCATCAACGCCAGCAAGTCGGCGCTGAGCTGGTATTACCGCAAGCACAAGGAGGTGCAGCATGGCACTGAATGAATATGGAGTCAAACTGGACAGCAACGGCTATGCACCCAGCATCCTCAACCAGCAGCCCACCTGCCTGATTTGCGGGCGATACCACACGGCCCGGCACGAGGTCTTTTATGGCCCCTACCGGGATAAGAGCAAGCGCTTGGGGCTGTGGGCGAATCTCTGCCCGTGGTGTCACCAGAACGGCCCGAACGCCATCCACCGCAACCATGACGAAGATCTCCGCTTGAAAAAGTGGGCGCAGAGAAAGGCCATGGAGCATTACGGGTGGCCGGAGGAGAAGTTCCGGCAGGAGTTCGGGAGGTCGTACCTGTGAGCACTTGCCCGATTATCGCCATTGACCCCGGCAATGCCCAGTCTGGCTACTGCGTTATCGACCGCAACACCCTGCGCCCGCTGGAATTCGGCAAGGTTGACAACGCCGAGCTGCTGCGGAAGCTGGCCTCTGCCACGGAGCAGGGCTGGCGGTGGGCGGTCATCGAGATGGTGGCCTCCTACGGAATGTCGGTAGGCCGGGAGGTGTTCGATACCGTCCTCTGGATCGGCCGTTTCTACCAAGCCCTGAACGCCTGCTGCCCAGTACGGCTGCTGTGCCGCATCGAGGAGAAGCAGCACATCTGCCACAACAGCCGCGCCAATGATGCCGCCATCCGGCGGGCACTGATTGACCGATTCGCAGACCACGACCTCAAAAATGGCCGCGGAACAAAAAAGAACCCAGATTTCTTTTACGGCTTCAAAGCCGATGTGTGGGCAGCCTACGCTGTGGGTCTGACCGCCATTGAAAACCGAGAGAACGATTATCATTTTTCTGCTACTTGAAAGGAGCACATACCATGGATAGCTACGAAAACGAAGCCTCTAAGTTCGCCGCCCAGCGCACCAAGCTGAAGAACATCTGCGAGGCGCACGACCTGACCTACACGTTCATCAAGAACAGCTACCCCATCAAGCTGATTATCCGCCCCATCAAGGGCGTGGGCGAACAGATGTCCATGTTGGAAACCGCCAGCGAGGACAGCTACATCTCCCCGGATGCCTACCTCCTGTTCACCATGAAGGATGGTGTGCTGGTCTACCGCATGAGCAAGACCTTCACCATTGAGGATGCCCTGTTCGGCAAAATCAAGAACATCTTCAAGAATATGCACTCCTACTACTGCCAGTTCTTCTTCCGGGAACTGATCGAGAGTGGCCGGCTGAACGCCATCGGCGGGAAGATGCCGGAGATCCCCGAAACCGAAGCCAAGGAACCCGACCTGCCCCCGGAGGCTGAGCCGCTGGAAGAAGTCGATGCCGAGGAACTGGACGATGCGGATGAGCCCGCAGCTGATGAACTGACCAAGGCCACCGAAATCGCCCGGCAGCACGGCGGCGTTACGCAGGCCATGCTGGAGCAGCAGATGGGCGTGACCGCAGAAAGGGCCATCGCACTGCTGGATGATATGGAATCCGCTGGTGTGATTGAGTTCTCCAACGGCCACTACACTCTCGCCGCTGCTGACAGCGAGGAGGAGTAACCTATGGCAAAGGCAGCAGTGACCCGCAGCATCCGGGATGACCACCAGAAGAACTTCCTCAAAATCTTCAATAGCCTGACTGGAAAGCACAGCCGCTGGGAGATTTGGGAGGACTTCGTCACCCTGACGGCCATCGAGATCTCGAACAGCACGGACAAGGTAAATGCCCCGGAACGCACTAAGATGTATCAGACCATCGTTTCCAAATACTCCGCCAAGGAGCGGGATGGCATGGTTGAAATGCTGGCTGAGGTAATCATGGGCATGGAGCAGAATCCAGACCAAGACTTCCTCGGCTCGCTATACATGATGTGCGAGTTGGGCAACGACCACGCCGGGCAGTTCTTCACTCCCTATGATGTGTGCCGCTGCATGGCCGAGATTACGTTTGACCCGAAGCTGCACCCGGACATGGAGGGCTTCATCTCTGTGTCTGACCCGGCCTGCGGTGCTGGGGCCACGCTGCTTGCCTTTTTGAACGTCTGCAAAAGACGGAATATCTGCTACCACAACAAAGTCCTTGTCATAGCCCAAGACATTGACTTCATCGTTGGGCTGATGTGCTACATCCAGTGCAGCTTCATGGGCTGCGCTGGATATGTAGTCATCGGTGACACACTCGTGAACCCGGCAACGGCCTACGACAGCCGCGGATTGCTGCCCGCAGGACCACAAAACCGTATCTGGTATATGCCGCTTTTCTCCACCGATGTGTGGTATATGCGCCGCCAGATAGCGCAGATGAACCTACTGTTTGAACCGAAAGGCGAACCAGTAAAAATCGAAAAGGCGGATATTAAGCCCTCAAATTTGCAAAAATCTATCAAAAATGAGCCTAAAGCCCCGGAAAACGAACCCCTTAACGAAACCAAAACCGGGCAGCTCACGTTTTTCTGACCTGAAATAAGAAAGGAGTATCCCTATGGCAGACATTACTTACATCCCTATCCGGCAGCTGTACCCTCACCCCGATAACCCCCGCAAGGAACTGGGCGACCTGTCCGAACTTGCCGCCAGCATCAAGGAAAACGGCGTGTACCAGAACTTGACCGTAATCCCCGGCCACTACCTCAACAGCCGGGAGTACATCGCAAAGTGCGTTGACGAGGGCGGGGATGCAGCCGCAGCAGCGGCAGCATGGACACCCAAGGCTGTGTGGTCCAGTGAGGACTACACCATCATCATCGGCCACCGCCGGGCAGCGGCAGCGCAGCAGGCAGGACTGTACGAACTGCCCTGCGCCATCGTGGAGATGGACGAGCGGGAGCAGATGCAGACCATGATGATTGAGAATATGCAGCGGTCAGACCTCACCGTCTACGAACAGGCGCAGGGCTTCCAGATGATGATGGACTTCGGGCAGACAGTGGAGCAGATCTCCGACAAGTCGGGATTCTCCCAGTCCACTGTACGACGGCGCATCAAGCTGCTGGAACTGAACCACGACAGCTTCAAGAAAGCCGAAAAGCGCGGTGCCACCCTGTCTGATTTCGCCCAGCTGGACAAAATCGAGGACTTGGAAGCCCGAAACCGGGTGTTGGAGACCCTCGGCACCCAGAACTTCAACCGAGCCATGCAGGATGCGCTGAACACGCAGAAGTGGAACCATTATCGGGATGACATCATTGCTAAACTTCAGGAGTTCGCAAGGCGAGTCGATGATGCCGACAGGCAGAAATACGCCTACGTGAAAAGCTGGGGCAGCTGGAAGATGAACTGCAAAGACGAGTTCACCGTACCCGATGATGCCGGTAAGGTCGAATATGTGTTCGAGGTTGGCAAAACCGACATTATCCTCTACAAGAAGCGAGATGCAGCTGTCGAGGACGAGGAAAACGCCGCACGAGAAGCGGCGCGGGCTGCTGACGAGCTTGCTCACGAACAGTTCTCCAGCACAACCAAATTCATGTATGAGTTGCGCCGGGACTTTGTGAAAGACCTGACCCCAGCAGAGTGCAAAAAGCATTTTTCGGCCATCATGGAATACGCCACGCCGCTGCTGTCTGGGTACGGCCGAGTAAGTGATGATGAAAATGTGCTGCATCTGCTCGGTGTTGCCTTGGACGAACAGGTTCAGGATGACACCGAACTGGAAGATGCACTGAAAATGTTCAACGCCTATGATACCGAGTCGGAAAAAGTTCTACTGGCAATGGCCTTTGATGCACAGGACAGTGAGCGCACGGGTTATTGGAGCACCATCTGGAGCAGCGAAGCGGGCAAGAGCGTGTATAAGCACAACGAAAACATCCCCCTCAATCGTACCTATGAGCTCCTGACAGCCCTCGGCTACGAA